CGCACTGGCTAACTTGCACAGGGACCCGCAGCGCAGGCGTGAGCCCTACTTGCCCGAGGACTTCATCCCCTGGCATCCGACACACCGAGCAGCTTTTTCATCGAGCCAGGCAGCGCCGGTCTTGCTTCTCGATCCCGAGGCGCAGTCAGTGCTCATCAAACAGTTGTTCAGCCCTCAAACACAGGGCTGACTCCTCATTTCATTTTTCTCGAATTTACTAAAGACCCATATGGCCGCTTTAGGCTCAGTCGTCGTCGAGTTATCTGCCAATTTGGTCAAATTCCAGTCGGATATGGGCCGAGCCGCACAGATTGCGCAAGAGCGCATGAGCCAAATTGATAAGGCTGTTGGCTTGGTCAAAAACGGGCTTGGTGCGCTTGGCCTGGGCTTTACTCTGGGCTTCACGCTCGACAAGCTTAAGCAAAAGATTGAAGCCACGATTTCATCGGCTGCCGGGTTGCAGCAGTTATCCGAGCGCACAGGCTCGGCAGTCGAATCCTTGTCTGGCCTGGCTTCGGTGGCCAAGCTCTCGGGCACCGACATGGAGTCCCTGGCAGGGGGCCTGCAAAAGCTCAGCAAAGCGATTGTTGACGCCCAGAACGGCGGCAGCAAGACTTCCGCTGCATTTCAGGCCATTGGAATCGCTGTCAGCGATCTCAAGGGTAAAGGGGCCGATCAAGTCTTCAAAGATATTGCTTTGCGTCTGGCGAGCTATCAAGACGGGATCGAAAAAACCGTTCTCGCTCAGACCTTGCTCGGTAAGGCGGGCGCGAACTTGCTGCCGGTGATGAAGGACCTGGCGGAGGTCGGGGACCTGCAGGTCAAGGTGACTCTGGCACAGGCTCAGGCTGCTGACGAGTTGGAGAAAAACCAGGTTCGGCTCCAAGTCTCCACTGACGCAATTTTTAAAAAAATAGGCCTGGAGCTCGTTCCCGTCATCAACGCATTTGTAAAAGCAATGCTGGAGTCCCAGAGCGCTAACGACGGAGTTCGAAGGTCTGTGGATGCCCTTGCCAAAGACGGATCCATTCGCGACTGGGCTGAAAGTGCGGCTAAGACCGTTGGTTTTGTGGTGGACGCATTTGACGGCGTAGCGCGGGTGGTTCAAATCGCGGGTATGTGGATTGGTGCGGCAGCGGCCCAGGCGGCGCTCCTTAGCCAGGGGCAGTTCAGGGCAGCGTCGGCAGTGGGGGAAATGCTCAAAGGTGATGTGGATGCGGTCCTGCAAAAGCAGCTCTTTAGCGTGCGTCTGGCCAAGCAGCTTGATGAAGCGAGAAAAGTGCAAGCCGACTCGCTCGCTTCCTCTTCCTTAATTGCTCCAGCAGATGCCAGGCCCAGGATTGACGCGTCGACCCTGGGCAACACCAATGCCGGACCAAAGGACGATCCTGCAAAAAAAATTCTAGAAGGTCAACTCAAGGCACAGGAAGATGCGGTTGCTGCTGAAAAAGCACTGCTTCAAACGCGTGAGCAGATGTTGGACTTTTACAGAAATCTGGAATATTTCACGCTTCGCGACGTCGAGCAAAAAAAGCAAGTCCTGATCGCGCAGAGCCTTCAAAGCGTTCAAGCTGCTTATGACAAAGAGATTGATGCGCTTAGAGCGTATGGCCAGCAGGCCGACAAAGAGGTCGAGCGTCAGGAGGGGCGCAACAAGCTGGCGGAGGTTGAGAAAAAGCGTGCCGCCGCGCAAGTCGAGTCGGCCAAACTGGTGGGCGACTCGCAAAACCGCTTGCTGGCGGTGCAGCGGCAGTTCGATTTGGCGACTGAGGAGCGCAGCCGAAGCGACGCGCTGGCCAACGAGCAGGCTCTTTTTCAGCTTGGCTTGCTCGGCAAAAGCGCATTGGAGGTCGACAAGCTCAGCGCTGCCCGCAGAATCCAGCTCGATTTGGATGAGCGCATCTACCGCCTCAAAAAGCTCGATCCTGAGGCAGACACTACTGCTGCGGTTTCGCAGGCCGCCTTGCAAACGGCTGCGGCAACGTCAAGCATCGAATTAGCTTACGACCGCCAGCGCGGCGCCATTCTGGGTGCATCGCTGGCGGTGAAAAACTATCAGGAAAACGCGACCAATAGCGCGCTTCAAATAGAAAACGTCATGACCCGCGCCTTCCAGGGTATGGAGGACGCGCTCGTTACCTTTGCGAGCACTGGCAAGCTTAGTTTTAAAGCCCTGGCGGACGCCATCGTGGCCGACATTACGCGGATCATCATCAAGCAGCAGATTTCAAACGCCATGGGCGTTGCGCCTGGTATGGCCACAGCTAGCTCGGCTGCGCTCGGGGGCAGTGCCGGTAGCTTGATGGGCTTTTTGGGAATGGCCGTTGGCGCTGTTACTGGCAACTCAGGACTGACCACGGTGGCCAATGCTTTACCCGGGGACCCCCTGGACAACCTTGTGGGCTTGGTCGGCGCGCGGGCTAATGGCGGGCCAGTACAGGCCGGGCAGATGTACGAGGTCAACGAGCGCGGCCCCGAGTTACTCAACGTGGGCGGCAGACAGTACCTGCTAATGGGCTCGCAAGGGGGCAGCGTGACGGCCAACACAGGCAACTCAGCGCCAGCAGTGTCAAGCGGCAGCACATACCTGACTGTCAATGTTGCGCCGCCTCAGGGCTCAAGCCGCGAGACTGCCCAGCAGTGGGGGGCTGCAGCCGGTCGTCAAATTCAATATGCCACGCGAAGGAACGGCTGATGGCCATCACAGTTTTTGGCGATGTGGTGCTTTCTAGCGCCATCATTGCGGCCGGCATCACGGGAAAAAACATGCGTTTGAATTCGCGTGTGCCCACAGACAACGGCTATGAGTCGGTGAATGTGGTGTGGACCCAGACCCTTCGCGAGTACACCTTGGGCGTGGTGCCCTTGCGTGTAGATCAGTGGCAAGCCATTGAAACGCTGCATGAAATCACCGAGGGTGGCGCTTTTGGGCTGCTGATGGAAGACCCCAAAGACTCCACCGTGACAGATGGCGTTGCAACCACCGTCAGCACGGGCATTTTTCAGTTGTACAAGCGCTATCTGCATTCGCCTTCAACACGCTTCAAGACTCGGAAAATCACGCGCCCAAGGGCCAGCGGATTCATCATCCGAGTCGCTGGCGTTACCTTGACCCCAGCCGAATATGCATTGGATGTGACCACGGGACACTTGACCATCGTGTCCAATCCGGCGGCATCCACCTTGACCTGGACAGGCCGCTTTGATGTGCCCGTTCACTTCATGGATGACACCATCGATTGGGACATGGTCGTTAACGGGGCGGCTGAAAACCGCTATGTGGCCGGTCCTTCAGTGGTGCTGCGGGAGATTCGGGAGTGAAGCCGCTGTCTGCTGCGCTCAATGCCCACTACGCGCTGGGCTCGACCACACTGGCCACTTGCTGGAAGGCGACCTTGACCAATGGCGCTGTGGTGGCCTCAACCAGCCTGGATCAGGATTTAATTTTTGCGGGCGTGACCTACCTGTCATCGAGCAGCTACAGCGCCAGCAACGTCGAGTCGAGTCTTGAACTCAACCCGGACAACCTAGAGTTGGATGGGTTCTTGGCGTCCCCACAAATCACCGAGGCTGACATCCATTCGGGCCTGTGGGATTACGCCGCCATTGAGCTTTTTGAGGTTAATTACCGCGATTTGACGATGGGCCGTAACGTCTTGCGGGTTGGCACGCTGGGCCAGGTCAAAGCAGGCCGGTCCACCTTCAATGCCGAGCTTCGCGGCCTCATGCAAGCGCACACCCGAAGCATCGTGCGGCTGGCAACAAAAAACTGCACGGCTGAGCTTGGGGATGACCGCTGCACCAAGCCGATGTCGCCGCTGACTGTCACCGGATTCGTGGACAGCGTCACCGCCAACCGGGTGATCGCCAGCGCTGCCCGCACAGAAGCAGCCAACTGGTTCACCGCAGGAAATATGACGTTCACATCCGGCTTGAACAACGGTTTGAGCATGGAGGTCAAGGTGAGCGCCCCTGGTTCACTCACGCTGCACGAGGCCATGCCCTTTGTGATTGCTTCGGGCGATGCCTACAGCGTCTACGCCGGATGCACCAAGCGCTTGGTTGAGGACTGTAAGAACAAGCACAACAACGTCATCAATTTCCGGGGTTTTCCGCATCTGCCGGGTAACGACGCCTACAAGTACGGGGGGCAGTGATGGA